CAACCTGCAAGCAAACAATATTTTTGGCATGGGCAACTGGTATAGAGGGCTATGTTGATGAGCATGGATTTTATTTCCACGCTTACGAGCCTTTCAATATCCGAAAAATCAACCAAGAGTTTCAAGATGCTTTTGAAGATGCACCACCTAAACACTCTTTCACCATCAGAAATAAGATGAGAGGGTGATATAGTGCAGAAAATGATAGTATGGGCGTTGTTTGATAGTGGTAACGGCTCATATACTAAAGCCATCAACACGCTTAATAGTTCGGGGGGGGCGAATATTGAAGTATATCCGATTGGGATCGATATTGAAAACAAGAACAATCATTTTATCCCTCTAAACCTTGCAGATTACTCACGTCTGTTTGGCGATAATAAGCTATTTGATACGCTTGACAAGCTGCCACATCCAGATTTAATCATAGCAAGTCCACCTTGTGAAAGTTGGTCAAATGCTAGTGCAATCGCAAATGGTAACGCTTGTTGGAAACAGGAAGATTTATCAGATAGTCTATTTGAACCTCAAATACCACCTAGCATGTTTACTATTCGAGCGAACAAAGACTATGAGGATGCGTACAATAATTATCGCTATGATAGGCAATTTATGAAACGTGTTAATGGTGAGCTATGCGCCTTTAATACCATTGAAATCATAAAGAGGTATCAGCCTAAGTATTGGATAATTGAAAACCCGGCAACAGGGAGACTATGGAAGTATATAGAAACTATCATAGGCTTTCCATTGCCCTATAAAAATCCAACAAGGTACAACAACTATGATTACCCTTTGCAAAAGCCGACCAAATTTGCAAGCAATTTATTTCTAAATCTCAACAATGATATAAATCCAGCAGAAGTTGAATGGGGTAATTTTTCTAGATCGTATAATGAACGGTCTAATATACCTCAAAAGTTACTTTTGGATATATTTCAGACAGTACTAAACCAATTTGAAAAGGAAACAGAAAAAAATGACAAAAATTGAAATCGTTATGGTACTTACAACTTTGATGTCTATCACATGGGCAGCGATTGTTACAATTCACACTATGCAAGCTATCAAAAAGCATAAAGCAAAAGTGGATTATTATCAGAAACCACAAGTGCAATGCGAGATTGCACGTCATGTACTTAAAAACAAATGGTACTCAGATGGTGGGGAGGTATTTAGATGAAAGTATTTGATGGCGCTAAAATGCGTGCTATCCGTAAAGAGGCAGAGCTTACTCAGTACGACCTAGCCCCTATGGTTGGAATTAGTCAAAACCGAGTAAGTGACATTGAGAGAAATGTTACAACTCCAACGAATGAGGAAATTGAGGCATTTGCCGATGCTCTAAACACTCAAGTATCATCATTTTTAAGCAACGAGTCAGAAATTGAAGTTATTGCTAATACCTTTACAAAAAAGAAAAAGGATACAGATGCAGAGTCTCACTTTGACACCTCGACTGAGCAAATGGAGCTATTTGTTGATGATACTTTACTAGGCCATGACCTAGCAGGATATGTCTTGATAAGCCATAAGACCTATCTGGAGTTGTTAGATAGTCAAGATCGCTTAAAGCAGTTACAAAAACTTTTGAAGTAAGGAGGACAATATGGATAAAAAACTTATTGGGTTAGACCTAACCCACATTGCAGATGGAGGATTGCAGGAGAAACTAGACAAAGAGCTTGAAAAAGTCTTTGATAACATCCTTGACCTTAATACCGATGCGAAAGCAAAACGAAAAGTGACTATCACACTTACAATGTCAGCAAATGAAGAGCGTACAGTTGTTGATACTACCATGGAGGTGAAATCAAAATTTGCACCTCAAAATGGAGTAGCTACAACAATTCTTATTGGGCGTGATTTTGATACAGGGCAAGTACATGCTAATGAGCTAAAAAGTACAGCACCTGGTCAAATGTACTTTGATGAAAACGGAGAAATTCTGACAGATATTGGGCAACCAGTAGCAGAAATTGAACAACAAGCAGAAACAAAACCAGATATTATTGATTTCAACAAAAAGAAAGTAGGTAACTAATATGACAACAGAAAATCTTAAATCAGCATTGGAATACGCGGTAGAACTAAATGAGTGTGGATTAGAAATTTTAACAGCTGCAGATGGCACAGAGTATTATGATGCCAACAAATTCAACCTCAAAGAACTTGACCCTAAACGCTATCCTAAAACTCTGGAGCTATCAACCTTGACAAGCCTTGTTGACTATCTCAAAACAGACCTCAACAATTTGAAAAACCAACGCTTGATTGTAGCAGTTGAGAAAAACGACGAGGTGTGCGTTTGGTCTGAAAATGATGAGCTCGAACATCGCACATTGCTTGTTGATGTTAAGGCACGCATCCCAGAGTTATCTTTTGGCCGTTTCCTATCATCGGAACAGTTCAATATCATGTTGCAATCAAACTTTATTGACGATAACGATCGTGGCACATTGCTAGAATTTGCTAGCGCATTGAAAATTGAGAATGGGGCTGAAATTGAAGATAATGGAGTATCTCAAGTAGCAACAGTTAAAACAGGTGTGGCAAGTCTTGCGAAAGGTAAAGCACCTAATCCAGTTACATTGCGCCCATATCGTACATTTAGCGAGGTTGAACAACCAGCAAGCCTATTTGTCTTTAGGATTGATAAGCAAGCCAATATGGCTTTATTTGAGGCAGATGGTAAGCGTTGGGTAGCTGATGCAGTAGGAAATGTTGCAGCCTATCTAAAAGAGCAACTAGCAGACCAAAAACATATCACAGTATTAGCATAAGAGAGGAAAAAACAATGACTAAAGAAACTAAAAACACAGTATCAGCTGAAACTATCGTAGAGAACTTGAAAGAGTTCGCTGAGGCATTACATGATGCTGGTAAAAAGGCAATGATCTACTATTTTTTGACAGAAGATAACGATGGATTAAAAACAGCTAAAACTATGCATAGTGTTAGCCATGATTTGTTGGACATCCTGGATGGTAAGAGTGTTGAAGAATTGTTTGGTAAAGCTGATGAAAATGAGGAGGATAGCTCTTTGGTTGGAACAATCGCTATCAATGTAGAAACTGGGAAAGTTGAGGGGATTGATGATATCAAGGACACCAAAGTAAAAGAACAGATTTTAGCAGCTGTAAGTAAAGTTGTTGAAGAGTTAGGTGGTAATTAGATGGTCTTGTTTCTGAAATTGATGGTTATCAGTGCTTGCTTGCTCCTTGCTATTCTGATTTTCATTGCTGGTCATAAAACCTACAAAGAGGGGAGAGCGGACAAGGTGGTTTGGTTTATCTTTGATGTTTATGCTATTGCTTTGATTTACACAGTGATAAAGATTTTGGAGACATGACATGAAAAATAAAAATCGAGTGGGTCTATTTTTTGCACTTGCATCATTGTCAATATCAATGCTAAATCTAGGTTTGATAATCTCTAAAAATCACTATAAACCGCAGGTGATCAAGCTGGAGCAACAAGTAGAAGAATTAAAAAACAGAAAACCAGTCATTATTTATCAAGTTGATAATGCTGGTGGTGAACTTATCGGAACGGTAACAGATAAAGCCATTGTTGATGGGCATTATACGGTTACTATCGGAGCTTATGGTAAGTTTCTTGTCACTAAAGAACAGTATGAGAGCATCAACGTAGGGGATGATGCCCCAAGTTATTTGAAAAGAGAGGTAGTTAGATGATACCGTATGTAGTAATCAATGGAATTGAACCAACTGTTCAGCATGACTCTTTTGGTGTCCTTAAAAGGCATGAGTATCATTTTCCAAATGGGTACGGTGCTAGTGTTATTTGTAATAGTTACTCTTATGGATTAGAATTAGCTGTATTAAAGAATCTGGATGAAGAATGGCAGTTGTGTTACACAAGTCCAATAACAGATGATGTAGTTGGTTATATTGGAGGAGAAGAGGAATTAACAGAGTTGCTTACTAAAATTTATAATTTGCCAGGAGGCAGGTAATGAAATTTGAGTTTTCTTTGCCTCGAAATACTAAGCTAAAATCTCTAAACATGGTTATCAATAGTAACGACAGGCAACATCAAACAGATAAAGCTAAAGTTACTAAGCGCATCAGAGCTTTTGCTTATTGGCATACATCGATGAACAAGGATAAAGGGAGGGCTGCTTTTAGCCCCTCTAACCCTTGTGAGGTTACAGTTACAATTTACAGCCCTACTAAGTCTAAATTAGATCCGCCTAACTTGTACCCAACAGTCAAGGCTATCATTGATGGCATGACTGATGCAGGTATTTGGACAGATGATAATCATAAGGTTATCAAAAAGTTATCCTTTGTCTATGGGGGCTTGAGCGAGGAGAAAGGGCATTATAGATTAGAGTTTGATATAGAGGAGGTGGAAAAATGAGTAAATTTGAAATATCCTTATCTAAGAACGACCTTGAACATATCGCTAACGGTTATGACATCAAAATCAAAATCAACGGTAAAAGATTTTTGGAAACAAATGAAATTATTTTGAAGCCTGCATTGACAAATGATGTTATGGCTCCGATATTGAATTATAGAAATAAAATAATCAATACTGAACAGCAAAATATTGTTAATAATTTTAGGGGAGGTGCAAGATGATACCAAGACATAGAGCGTGGGTGAAAACAGAAAAATGTTTTGCTGACTACATAGAGTCTATTCGATTTTACATAAATGAAATAGATTTGTGTTGGGGTGGAATTTGCGAAAGCGATTGTTTTGATTTTAATGACGTTATCCTCATGCAATCAACAGGACTCAAAGATAAGAATGACAAGGAAATCTTTGAGGGGGATGTACTTGAAATCCAAGGTATAAAAATGATTGTGAAATTTGGAAGTTATAAATACCTTGAAACATCTAAGAACAACGGTCATATACTTGGTGTATTGCATGATGGTCTAGGATTCTATGTTGAATGTATTAATGTCGCTGATCCAGACAATATTAGTCCTTTTGAGCCAGAAACGCTTAAAAACAGTCAAATCATCGGCAACATATACGAGAACAAGGAGTTACTAGATGCCTGATGTAAAATGGATTATGGAGAATTGCCACATGATGCGTGATAACGGAGTTTGGGGAGGAGAGAAGCAAATTTCCTATGCTAGTCCAGATGGGCAGTACACGTATTACGTGAACAAGCGGAAAGATGGAACGTATTACTTACATGGAGCATGTAAGCATTACGGAAGAAATTGAGGTAGAAAAATGAGACCTAAAAAATATCCATATCTAGGAAGAAAGAAAAGGCAAGAAACCCCGTCGCCATTATTTTCTGCACGACCAATTTTTAATGAGATTCCAATTGTAGAAGAAGTTAAAGTTGAGCTCGGAGTTGAAGCTAAGATTGGGCGTTCATATCCAGAAATGGTAATACATTTAGATATTTCTGGATACGGTAATAGAGTACATTCTGTACATCGCTTTCCTGGCATCTTCCTAACTGTAGGTGAGTCAATTCAACTAAAGATACTCTTTTATAAAAGGATTAGAAATTTGACCGCAGATCGTTTTTTGACCTTTAGAGAATCTGATTGGGGGTTCCTTATCAGCGGTCTGGTCAATGAATTTGTGCATTAGAAAGTTAATGAGGAGAAGAAAAATGAAATCAAAAAAAATAGGTATTATCATTGGGGCAGTATTTGTAATCGTTGTATCTCCGTTCATTGTTCAGTACGGATGGAATGAAATTATCACAACGATCGTTCCTGTCAGTAAAATTACAGTTTGGCAAGCATTAGGGATGGATGCATTACTATCTTTCATCTGGCCTGTATTATCTAGCAAAAAAGAATCTGAATATGATTATTCGTATGCTGTAAAGAGCAGTATTTCGAAAATCATTACATGTGCATTTTTAATTTGGTTAGCTAGTTTATTTATTTAGTGAGATTTGGAGGTAATGGATGACGAAGAAAAAAATAGAGCGCTTGTCAGTTATCCATCGCAGGGAAATCAATTGGCTAAAGTGGTATTTTTTGAGGGATAAGAAAAATCCTCAAAAAACAATCTTGGAGCAAAAGATACATGAGGCATTTTTAGAGAATAATATTGAACAGTCTGTATTTTTGGTAAATCTGAAAACTGTAACAGATGAATATATCGAGAAATCAGATAGAAAGATGTTAAAAACGATAAAAGAGGTCTATGTATTTGAAAATATCAATGTGATCGGCGCGTGTCAAAAAATTTTATATCTAAGTCCTAGCCCAGCATACACTTACATCAATAAATGGTTTGATAAGTATTTTGTTTCAACTTACAAGTACATCCCCTTATCTAAATAACCGTAAAAATACCCTATCCTATGTATCTATAATCAAGGTACATAGGTTTTTTATTAGGAGGATAATATGGATAATCTGCCAACAAAACCATATCACAGACAGAATACTATTAATCAGTATAATTTGCTGGATTATGATGCGACGCGCACAGATGGGAAATATAATTTGCCAACTCTTGAACCAGTTGATCATGTGCCTAAAAAGCTACAGGGATTTAACTATGTTTTGAATAAACCTGACTACTCAGCTACTGTACATTTTTTCTTAGATGATTATCAGTTTGAAAGAATTTGGAAACGCCCAGATTTTTACCTAGAGAAACTAGCTGATTTTGATTGTGTACTTACACCAGATTTTAGCTTATACACAGACATGCCAATAGCTATGCAGATTTGGAATACTTATCGCTCAAGATTGATAGGCCAAATGATGCAGAATTGGGGTTATACAGTCATACCTACTGTATCATGGTCAAGTCCAGAAAGTTATGAGTTTTGTTTTGATGGTTTGCCGAAACATAGCACAGTGGCCATCAGTACAGTGGGCATAAAACAACGCAAAGAGCGCTTTGGATTGTGGAAAGATGGAGTGGATACCATGATTAAAAAGATAGCGCCAAAGCGTATTTTGGTATATGGTGGCGAGGTTGATTATGATTATAAAGGTATCGAGGTAATTTATTTTGGAAATGATACAACAGAAAGGATGGACAAATGGGCGGTAGAGGAGCAAGCTCTGGAATGAGTAACAAAGGCAAAAAGTATGGGACAGAATATAGTACCTTGCATACAGCAGGTAATATAAAATTTGTCACTCAAAATGGCAGTGGTGGACAAGTAGCGCCTATGGAAACCATGACCAAAGGTAGAGTATATGTATTAGTTGATAAGCATAAAAATACCTTGAAAAGCATCACATACAATGATACGAATAATAAACGTAGTAAGCAGATAGATTTAGACCATGAACATAAAAAGATGCAGCCCCATACTCACCACGGTTATTTCCATGCTGAATATGAAGTAAGTAAGAAAGGTGCTACAAATCTGACCACTAAAGAGAAGAAGATGGTTGCTAGAGTGATGAAAGAGTGGTATAATTATAATAGAAAGCGCAAGGGATAGTATAGAAGGAGTACACCTTGATAGAGGTAGCCACGGTGCGAATCCGTGTCATTGCGTTGTATCTAGCCCCTTAATTGGGGCTTTTTTTGTGCCTTAAATCAAAAACAACAGTAAAACATCCCCTCTTTTAGCATATAAAATGAAATCATGAGTAGCAATACTTGTGATTTTTTTGTTGGAAAGGAGGGAGCGAATGAATGAAAGACAGAGGCGCTTTGCAGATGAGTACATAAAGACAGGAAACGGCTATCAATCAGCAATTAAGGCTGGTTATAGTGAGAGTTATGCCAATAATCGTATTACTGAACTGTTGGGAAATGTTGGGATAAAAGAGTACATAAATAAGCAGATGCAAGAGCTGCACAAATCAAACATCATGGATGCGACAGAGGCGCTCTATATCCTTTCTGAAATCGCTAGAGGTAAACGAGATGAGGAGGTTTTGATACTTAATCCAACAACAGGAAAAGTAGAGAGACATATCAAAAAAGCAGATAATGCAACAGTTATTAAAGCTATTACTGAAATCTTGAAACGATATCCAACAGCTAAACAATCTGAAAAACTAGAGCTTGAGATTGAAAAATTAAAATCACAGTTGATAGATACACAAATGGAAGATGATACCATCACAATTATTGATAGTTGGGAGGTTGACGATGAAGATAATTGATATTCAAAAAAATGTCAATCCTCATTTCAAGAGTGTTTGGAAATCTAAGAAACCTTACAACATTTTGAAAGGTGGGCGAAACTCATTCAAATCATCAGTTATTACCTTAAAGCTGATTGTCATGATGACTTGGTACATCATAAGGGGTGAAACTGCCAATATTGTCATTATCCGTAAAGTAGCTAATACAATCCGTGATAGTGTGTATAATCAAATCCAATGGGGGTTATCGTTGTTTGGTCTAACTAGTCGTTTTAAGATGACAGTCAGCCCATTTAAGATAAGTCACAAAAAGACAGGATCAACATTTTATTTTTATGGTCTTGACGATTATCAAAAGTTGAAATCAAATAACATCGGAAATATTATAGCTGTTTGGTATGAAGAGGCCGCTGAATTTTCAAGCGCAGAAGAATTTGACCAGACCAACATTACATTTATGAGGCAGAAACATCCACGCGCTCAATTTGTTAAAATCTTTTGGTCATATAACCCTCCTATCAATCCGTACAGTTGGATAAATGAGTGGTATGAGGAAATGAATACGCAAGATAATTACTTATGCCATTCTAGTACTTATCTTGATGATGAGTTAGGATTTGTAAATGATCAGATGTTAGCTGATATCGAGCGTATCAAAAAGAATGACTATGATTATTACAGGTATGTCTATCTAGGTGAGTCAGTTGGTTTAGGGAATAATATCTATAACATGAGTACATTTCACCCGTTAGATGCTTTGCCTAGTGATGATAGGCTGATAGGTATATCTTTTGCATTGGACGGTGGGCATCAACAGTCAGCTACTGCATGTTGTGCTTTTGGGATAACTGCTAAAGGTAAGGTTATCTTACTTGATACCTGGTATTACTCACCAGCTGGCCAAGTGATAAAGAAAGCACCTAGCCAACTATCACAGGACATCAACGGCTTTATACAATCGGTTGTCAGCAAGTACAGAGTACCTATCTTGCAATATACGATTGATAGCGCAGAGGGAGCATTGAGAAACCAGATGTATCTTGATTTCGGTATTAGATGGCATCCGGTGGCTAAATTGAAGAAAGTGACAATGATTGATACATTCCAATCATTATTAGCACAAGGTCGCTTTTATTATCTTGATACAGAGAATAACAAGGTATTTATTGAAGAACATAAGATGTACAGATGGGATGAAAAGACACTGCAGTCTGATAGCCCAAATGTCATCAAAGATGATGACCATACATGCGATGTTGCCCAGTATTTTATACTAGACAATTCTAAGATACTTGGTTTGCGTGTTGGTAATTCATAAGGAGGGCAACAATGAACTTAATTCAAAAAGTAAAAGACTTTTTCAACCGTGGGAGGTATAACATGGAAACATCAAACCTAAACAGTATCTTGGAGCACCCAAAGGTAGCTGTAACACAATCCGAATTTAACAGGATACAGCTCAATCTAGCTTACTATCAATCTAAATTTGATGATGTGGAGTACATCAACACCGATGGCGACAGAAAGCGTAGAAAGATGCAACACTTGCCGATTGCACGAACTGCAGCCAAAAAGATTGCTAGCCTTGTCTATAATGAACAAGCAGAGATCACAGCAGATGATGATACGTTAAATGACTTTCTTAATGATATGCTAGGCAATGACCGCTTTAACAAAAACTTTGAGCGGTATTTAGAGAGTTGCCTGGCTTTGGGTGGGCTTGCTATGCGGCCTTACGTTGATGGTGACAAAATCCGTGTGGCATTTATTCAAGCACCGGTATTTTTGCCATTACAAAGTAATACACAGGATGTATCAAGCGCTGCAATCCTAACTAAGACAATTAAGTCGGAGAGTAAAAAGAATGTATATTACACGTTAGTTGAGTTTCATGAGTGGGTAACTCAAGATGGCCAAGAGGTAGGGAGTACAAAGGATAAGAACCTATACCGCATTACTAACGAGCTATACAAATCAACATCAGATAGTACGCTGGGTGATCGTGTAAATTTGAGTGAGCTATATCCTGACTTGCAACCAGTAACAACAATACAAGGATTGTCACGCCCATTGTTTGTTTATCTCAAGACACCAGGTATGAACAATAAGGATATCAACAGTCCTCTTGGATTATCAATCTTTGACAATGCCAAGACCACTATTGATTTTATCAATCGCACGTATGATGAATTTATGTGGGAGATTAAGATGGGGCAAAGGCGCGTGATTGTGCCTGAGCAAATAACGCAACTCAAAGTACAAGATATCCACGGTGAAATCAAATTTAAGCGACGTTTTGATACTGACCAAAATGTTTACATGCAAGTAGGAGCAGGCAATATGGATAGTGGTAGCATTATTGACCTCACAACTCCTATCCGCTCATCAGATTATATTTCAGCCATTTCAGAGGGGCTTAAACTATTTGAAATGCAAATTGGTGTATCTAGTGGCATGTTTACATTTGATGGGCAAGGGGTCAAGACAGCAACGGAAATTGTAAGTGAGAACTCAGACACTTACCAAATGCGAAATAGCATTGTTGCACTTGTTGAGCAAGCTATCAAAGAGCTTTGTGTTTCTATGTGTGAGTTAGGCAAAGCGGTAGGTATTTACAGTGGAGAAATTCCAGAACTTGATGATATTTCAGTTAATTTGGATGATGGTGTATTTACTGATAGGCATGCAGAGCTTGATTACTGGATGAAGATGGTAGCAGCTGGCTTTGCAACACAGAAAAGAGGTATTGCTAAAGTACTCAACATCACAGATGAAGAGGCAGAGAAAGAACTTGCTGAAATCCATGGAGAGTTACCACCAGAGAGCGATGCAGAGCTGGCTCTGTACGGTCAAACAAAAGAAAAGACAGTAGGAGGTAGAGTAAATGCCGAAGTTTAGAAAGAAACCAGTAGAAATTGAGGCTATTAGGTTTATTGGCTCAAATTATGAAGAAATCAGAGAATTTATTGGACAAAATACTTTATGCTCTGATTTAAGTATTGTAATTCCCACACTTGAGGGAGATATGGTAGCTCAAAAAGGGGATTATATTATTAAGGGAGTGCAGGGTGAGTTTTATCCGTGCAAGCCAGATATTTTCAATGCAACCTATGAGGTAGTTAGCGAGGCTTGATTATGGGCAATAAAAAGCAACAACTCACAATCAATGACCAACAGTTTTCTTTGCACATGCAGGGCGTGAGTGATATTTACTCTAAAATGCAAATTGAGTTGTTTGATAGCATGATAAAACGACTTAAAGAGCGTGGCAATGCTGACCTTGCAAAAAATCCGTATATATGGCAACTGGAAAAGCTCAATGATATGTACATGCTGAATGAGGAGAACTTAAAGATTATTGTTGAACGTACAGGAATTGCTGAAAGTCTTTTGAGAGAAGTCATTGCTAACGAGGGATTAAAGGTCTATAAGGACACAAAGGAGCAACTAGAGGAAGATTTGAAAAGGGAATCTAGTGGCAAAGTTAGAAATGGTGTAATAGATGCTCTTGAGTCTTATACTCAACAAGCTATAAGTGACCTTAATCTTATCAATTCAACATTACCAGCAAGCATACAGACTGTTTTCAAGTCGGTTGTAGAGCAGACAGTTGCCCAAGTGGTATCAGGGACTAAAACGAGCGATAGGGCTTTAAATGATACTATCATGTCGTGGCAAAAAAAGGGCTTTACTGGCTTTACTGATGGCGCAGGGAGAGAATGGCGAGCAGATAGCTATGCCAGAGCAATCATTAAAACGACAACTTACAGGGTTTACAATGATATGCGTACAAGACCTGCAGAAGAATTAGGGATAGATACTTTTTACTACTCTATCAAGTCGTCTGCTAGAGCTGCATGCGCTCCATTGCAAGGTAAGATTGTCACTAAAGGTCAAGGTAGAACAATAAACGGCCTTACTATTCATAGTTTGCTAGATTATGGTTTTGGTACTGCTGGAGGATGTTTAGGTGTCCATTGTGGTCATTATCTTACGCCTTTTATCGTAGGGGTAAATGAAATACCAGACTTGCCAGACTATATGAAAGACCTAACGCCAGAACAAGCAGAAGAAAATGCATGCATCGAGGCTAAACAAAGAGCCTTAGAGCGCAATATCAAACATCACAAAGAAAGGTTACACTATGCTAGTACATTAGGTGATGATGATCTGATACAAGCTGAGAGGCTAAAAGTTAGAGCTTATCAAGGTAAAATAAGAGCTCTTGTCGAACAAAACGAATTTTTAAGCCGTGATTACAGTAGAGAAAGAGCATATATCTAATTATCAAGAGGGTTACTAAACAACCCTCTTTTTTTGTGCCTAAAACCGTAAAAAATCCCATTCCATCCAAAGTAAACTGAAATAGTAAATAATATTTTGCTTTTCGGTGGGAGTTGTCCACCTAAAAAGAACTAAGGAGGTACAAATGGCATTTACAACAGAGGAACTACTCAAACTTGGATTGACAGAGGAACAGGCTAAATCAGTCTTTGCCTTGCGAGGAAAAGAGCTCAACGAGGACAAATCAGCCTTGGAAACTATCACCAAAGAGCGAGATAGTTTGAAAGGCCAGTTAGAAAAAGCAGAGGAGCAAGTTGAACACTTGAAATCGCTTGAAAGTATCAGCGCTGAACAAAAAGAGGCGATTGATAAATTGCAAGCGGATTATGACAAGTATAAACAAGAGGCTGCTGATGAACTGGCAAAAACAAATAAGGTGAATGCTATCAATCTTGCTTTGAAAGATACCACAGCACACAATCCATCAACCTTGATGAAGTTTATTGATGTTGATGCCATTGAACTAGATGACAGTGGCAAACCTAAACTAGATGACATCCTCAATGGTCTAAAGGAAAGTGACCCATATCTTTTTAAAACAGAAGAAGATGGCAAGCCTAACCCAAATATCGTTGCGTTTGGAAATCCAACAGCAACAGACCCAGCACCAGATGCCTTTGCACAGGCATTAGGGCTAACAGAATAAAAAGGAGGAATAGTAGATGTCAATCAATTACATCACAAAACATGAGGGGCAGTTTGAAAAACGCCTTATGCAAGGCTCATTGACTGCCATTCTTGAAACGCCAAAAGTAAATTGGCTCGGTGCAAAATCATTTGAATTGCCAACAATCTCTGTAACAGGATATAAGGCACATACACGCTCTAAAGGTTACAACTCAGGTACAGTATCAAACGATAAAAACGTTTATACTCTTGGATTTGACCGAGACGTTGAGTTTTTCGTTGATACAGCAGATGTTGACGAAACAAACCAAGAGCTTTCAGCCGCTAACATCTCAAATACGTTCATTTCAGAACATGCAACACCAGAAGTTGATGCTTACCGCTTTTCTAAAATTGCAACAGCTGCAATCAATGGTCATCATTTCAAGCAAGAGGATAGCATTACACCGGAGAATGTCTACAGCATTTTGAAAGCTGCTATTTTGCCAATGCGTAAATTTGGAGCATCAAATCTTGTCATGTATGTATCTAGCGAGGTAATGGATGCCCTAGAGCGTGCTAAAGACTTTACACGCGCAATCGCTACTACATCACCTCAAGGAATTGACACACGGGTAACATCGCTAGATGGAGTGCAACTTATCGAGGTTTGGGATGATGCACGTTTCAAAACTCAATTTGATTTCACAACTGGATTTTTGAAAGCTGGCGGCGGTAAAGATATCAATTTCTTGATTGTGGCTAAGACGGCTATCATCGCTAAGGCCAAATTTAACTCTATCTATCTCTTTGCTCCTGGGCAACACACAGAGGGTGATGGTTACCTATACCAAAACCGTTTGTATCATGATTTGTTTGTCTTGAAATCTCAAGAAGATGGGGTTTACGTTTCACATAAATCAGCATAGGAGGTAGCAGATGAAGAAATACATCAAAGAAAATCAAGTTTATACCGTGCAAGAGGGTAGTGAGCTTGAGGTACAACTTATGGCAGATGGCTTTGAGGAATTGGTGGAAGATGGTGGCGAGCTTGAAACACCAAAGGAAACTAAGGATAAAGGTAAAGAATAATGGCTAAGTATAAAGCAATTAAAAACCTAATTTTAAAGACACCTGGTATTTATGCGAAAGAGGGAGAATTTGTTGAGCTTGAATCGAATTATGCCGATCAAGTCAATAAAGACCTCAAGCAAACATTTCCGGATGTCGATGCAGTTTTAGAGCTTGTAGAAGATGTGCCCACACAATTTGAGCAAGCTGAATAAATAAGGGGTGGCAACACCCTTTATTTTTAAGGGAGGTTACGCATGACTTATTTAACGAAAGATGAGTTTGTTACTGACTTAGGCTTTGATGATGTGACGGATTTTGAGAAGTTAGCTAAACGGGCAGAAATTGCTATCAATCTCTATACTCAAGGAATTTATCAAAAACATATTGACTTTGAGAAAGAGGTTGAGTATCGCAAATCTGCTGTAAAGCTAGCTATGGGTTTTCAGATTGATTATCTGAACAGCTCTGGCATCATGACAGCTGACGAAAAACAAACTATGGCAAGCGTTTCTATTGGTCGCACATCAATTAATTACGGCAATAAACAACGATTTTCAGCAGGCCAACAATTCAACCTTTGCTTTGATGCTGAAAATGCCCTGAAACAAGCTGGATTTAGCTTAATTGTGGGAGTTGATTATGATAGATAAACGCTTATTACAAGATGTTGTTACAGTTCGTAAGGTTGAGGGCAAAGATAACTATGGAGATATCAAGTACTCTGAGCCATTGGATATTAAACCGGTAAGATTTGATAGGTCGGTGGTTGTTACAGGTACTAACAACTCTAAAACTAGACAGAAAGCAGGCGTTGTTTACATTTACCCTAAGTTTGTGAATGTGACAGTTGATGATAGTTGGCTGGGTGCAGTTATGAATGATGGGGCGCGTGATTACCTTGTGATAGGTTATCAACCCAATTACCTTAATGGGAGAATTTTTAGCTATGAGGTTGAAGTTACATAATGGCAGATGTCAGAGTGAGCATTGATCTTGCAGGGGTAGATAAAAAAGTATCACCTCAAGCTATGCAACGTGGCAAGATTGCTGCAGGTAGTGAGGCTTTGCTTATTATGGATAGTTCTGTACCTCTCAGGGCTGGTGGAGGGGCATTAAGAGCCTCTGGGCGTGTAGAGCCTAATGGAAATGTGAGTTATAACACGGTTTATGCTCGGGCGCAGTTCCACGGTACTAATGGGATTGTTGTTTTTAGGAAATATACAACCTCTGGTACTGGTAGCAGATGGGATAAACCGTTAAAAGCAAACATAGACAAGCTAAAAAAGGCGGCTATTAAAGGAATGGGTATCAGATAATGCAAAACAACAAAAACTTTCAAGATGTGCTACTGGCACATATTAACAACATCACAAAATTGCCATTAAAAGCAAGGCTAGATTATTTTGAAGATGATAAGGATGATTTAGTTATCAATGCTTTAAGTGGTGGAACTATTGACAAAGAGTACATGGATGGCACTAGGGAAGTATCACTACCATTTGAGATTGCTGTAAAGAGTAAATCAAATGCAGTAGCAATTGATACTATCTGGCTTATCAATGGAGATTTATCATCATTTGATATTGATTTGCCTAGTACAGACAATTCTTACACATTCTTATCATTGAAAGTGGACAAACCAGGAATAAATGGCAAGGATGAACAAGGTTATTTTGTTTACTCAATGCAAGTAACCGCAAAACTAGAAATAACAGGAGGATGACATAATGGTACGTCAAAAAAATGCCAAGCGCAAACACGAAATTGCGCCATTTGACCCTAAAAACCCAGCAGTTGTACCCGGCGCAGAGGCTTGGAAACGACTTGCTAAGTACATTGAAACTATTGATGATGAAACGGATGAAGATACAGATGACACTGGTTACTACGATGGAGACGGTACGCCAGAGGAAACTGTACTAACCGTTGTTGGTGGTTACTCATTTGAGGGGATCTATGACCCAGAGGATGCAGCTCAAGCGATGATTGCCGCTATGCGTTACAAAACAGGTGAGGCACGTCGTGTATGGCATCGAGTAACTACAGCTGATGGCAAGAAAACTTATACACAAGTTGCCAATGTTTCTGAAATCAAAGCAGGAGCAGGTGATGCGACAGCGTATGAAGAATTTGGTTGTACGATCAAATGGATTAAAGAGCCAGTTGAAGCTGGAATTGGTGGATAGTCCACTACATAACTAATAGACATTTTGGAGGAAATTATCATGTCAAACAAAACTGTAATTGATTTAGGCAGCAAAGTTCTGTCATTTGACTTTGGAGAGTTTAGTCTTGATTATCGAGCAACCGATAAAAAAGATGCTCAAATTCAAGACAAGGCTGTAGAGTTAGAGGATAAGGTAGGCGCTTATCAGAAAGACGCAGAGAACATGAATGACAAAGAGGGTCGTAAAGCTCTAAAACCTATGGTTGATGAGTTCTTTGTAGCAATGTTTGATGAGGATGCCCCTCAAAAAATCTATGAGGTAGCTGGTGAAAACACTTGGAATTATCTCAATGTATTCTTACAGGTTTCAGCAACAATTCAAAAAGAATGGAAAAAGAAACTAAACGATGAAAATTTCAAGAAGTATCTTGCTGAATAATGTTTGATATTTCCAAAAAAATGGATGACAAGCTGGTACTTAACGACAAAGAGTATCAGCTTTTATTGTCGTTTGATAGGGTGTTATGGATTTTTGATATGTGGGGTAAAGGACATATCCCGGTAGAACTTAAACCAAAACTAGCTCTAGCAAAATTAACCGATGATGTAAGTTTTAAGGATATGGATACAAGGCAAGCGTTAGCTATCTATGCAGATATATTTGAAAAGCACATACAGGTTACTAGGGCTATTGATGAGGTTGATAGATATGACATTGAGGGGAATGTATTGCCTAAAAAAACTAAAGATGCCCAAGATTACGACGATAAACCCTTATTTAATATCAAATATGATGGCGAGTACATTTTTTCATCGTTTATGCAGGCCTATAACATTGATTTGATTGAACAACAAGGGAAATTGCATTGGCAGAAGTTCAATGCCCTATTGTCTGGTTTACCAGATGGAACAAAGTTTGTTGAGGTAATGAAAATTAGAGCGTGGAAACCCTCAAAAGGGGAAAGTTCAAAAGAAAAGCAAAAAATGCGTGAACTGCAGGAGCAATACGCATTGCCAAATATTTAATAAAGAAAGGAGGTAGAACATGGCAGACGGTAAAGTAACCATTGCGGTTGATTTGGATGGGAAGAAAGCCCAAGGGGATATAAATAGTCTGAAATCATCATTAGGTGGGCTAGGTTCAGCTTTTAAATCGGTTTTAGGAGCAAATTTAGTTAGTGGCGCATTGATGAGTGGAATTAGTGCACTTACAGGAGGAGTTAAAAGCGCATTTTCATCAGCAATTGATGAGGGGGCAAAATTACAACAATCTATCGGTGGTATTGAGACACTTTTTAAAGACTCAGCTGGTACTGTTAAACAGTATGCTAATGAGGCTTTTAGAACAGCTGGAGTATCAGCTAATGAGTACATGGAAAATGTAACATCATTTTCTGCTAGCTTGATTTCTTCTTTGGGAGGAGATACAGCAAAGGCTGCTGAGTTAGCGAACACAGCAATGACAGATATGTCAGACAACGCAAACAAGATGGGTTCTGATATGAAAATCATTACTCAAACTTACCAGTCATTGGCGCGTGGTAACTATGCAATGCTAGATAATCTAAAACTTGGTTACGGTGGAACAAAAGCAGAGATGCAACGACTAATAAAAGATGCTGCTAGTTACAAAGATGTGCAAGAGGAATTGAATATGACCGTAGATGAGGGCGATATGTCATTTGCGAACATGGTTAAAGCAATTTCGGTTGTACAAAAGAAATTAGGGATTACTGGTACTACTGCTAAAGAGGCATCTGAAACATTTTCTGGATCTTTTGCATCTATGCAAGCTGCATTTAAGGATTTCTTAGGAAACCTTACAACAGGTGGAGATATTAGCAAACCTTTAGGGAACCTTGCTAAAACAGCATCAACATTTATCTTTAGAAACTTTATACCGATGGTGGGCAATGCTTTCAAATCTTTGCCAAGAGCTATCTCAACATTTTTAGCATCAGCAAAGCCAGAGCTAGAGGCAGGATTGAAAAAGATGTTGCCAGAGGAAATGGTAAACAATATCATGAAGACCTTTGACAAAGTTGGTAGCTTTTTGTCTAGTTTCAAAAATACGGGAGCTATAACAGCAGTAGCTGGAGCTTTTAATGCGGTGAAAGATGCAATAGGTCATGTCTTTTCATCTCTAGCTGGTAGTGGAGAAAATTTTGATAAGATCGGTAAAGCTTTAGGTGAGGTGGTTAAGTTTCTTGCAGATGCTGCTACTAAAGGGGCTGAGTTTATCTCCTCATTACCACCTGGTGCTATTCAAACAATTGCTAGTGCAGTGATTGGGATGGTTGCAGCATTTAAAACAGTATCAATTGCAACTAAGGCTATAACTGGCCTAAAAACTGCTTTTGGGTTGTTAAAAATAGCTTTGTCTAATCCTTGGGGGCTTGCTATTGCAGGTATTGGTGCTTTAATTGGTTGGTTTATTCAAGCATATACCACTAGCGAAGATTTCAGGAATAAGGTTAATGAAGTTGTTGAGGCAATTGGTAAAATAGCTAGCAAGATTGGAGAGTTCTTGTCTGGAATAGATCCATCTATTTTTGCGCTGTTACTACCGGTATTAGGGACTTTGTTATCTAAATTCAAAGGTTTTGATATCATTGGGAAACTCAATCCGTTCAAACTATTCAAAAAGAATGCTACGGAGGCATTTGATGGTGCTGGAGCATCAGCGACTCAATCTAAAGGTATCATCGAACAAGTCTTTTCTGGGCTAGGTTCTCTCATCACATCTATTTCACAAGGGATTTCAACAGTACTACAAGGATTAGCAACAGCTATCTCAACAGTTGCTCAAGGGTTTGGTCAAGCTGCATCAATGGCTAGCCCTGCCCAATGGCTTTCAATGGGGGCTGCAATGTTAATGGTTGGTGCAGGTGTGGCTTTAGTTGCTGGTGGTATCTATATATTAGTTCAAGCAGCAATACAACTAGGTAATGCCGGAACAAGTGTCCAATTAGCAATGCTTGGCCTTGGAGTTGGTATAGCTGTATTAGCAGGTATATTTGCCTTGTTGGGGCCAGCTTTGACAGCTAGCGCTGTTGGGATACTTGCATTTGGAGCATCAGTTGCTTTAATTGGTGCAGGTATTGCTATTGCAGCATACGGCCTCTCAATACTAGTAAATGCTTTTGCAAATGCAGAGGGAGCAATCACAGCAACAGGTCAAGCTATAAGTACAGCGGCTCAAGGTATCGGTCAAGGGTTGCAAACAGCCCTTGAGGGTGCTGCACGAGTTGTTGAGAGTTTCGGTACAGCAATCAAGACAGCCCTTGAGGGTGTAGCAAATGTATTTAAGAGTGTTGGAGAGGCCATTAGAACTGTATTAGATGGTATTAAAGGTGTAATTGAGTCAGTTGGGAACTCGTTCACCCAAATAGGTGACTCACTAGCTAAGATTGCTAGCAATGCAGGTGGCATTATGAATGCTGCAGCAGGAGTTGGAGCACTAGCAGCAGCTGTTACAGGTTTAGGTGCAGCATCTTATGCAGGGAACTTAGTTGGATTTACTGGTGACATTGAGAAACTTAATGCAGCGATTACAAATCTTGGCTCTGGATTGGCTGGAATTTCAAGTTCTTTTCAAACAATAGGGACATCTATGTCTTTAGTTGCTACATCATCTATGATGGCAGTTACAGGGCTCACTAATTTTTCAACTCAGATAACATTGTTGTCAACAACTTTAGGTCTTTTACCATCTATTATGACAATGGCAGTATCTGGCTTTACTATTTTCACAGCACAGATTTTAAGTAGCGTGGCAGGATTAGCAGCAATAAATGCCCCAATCGCTATGTTTAACTCCCAAATTATGACCATGACACCAGCATTGATGATGGCAGGAACATCATTTACTATGTTGGGTTCTTGGGTCATGATTGTTGGTACGGCTTTAGCGACTGTATCATCAGGATTTATACAAGTGGGATCTAGTGCCACTAGTGCCTCATCACAAGTAACAGGCATGGCAACGAGCACTCAAGCTGTAATTTCAGCTTTTAATAGCATGCGTGGACAAGTGGAATCATCTATGCAAGCTATTCTATCTGTTATTAAATCAGTTGGTAGTCAGATGGGGTCACAAGGTCGCCAAATTGGTCAACAAACAGCCCAGAATATCGCTCAAGGTATTAGGGGAGGTGTCGGACAATCTCAAGGAGCTATGCAAGCTCTAATGAGCTCTGTAAGGTCTGTTGGCATGTCTGGTGTTGGTTCGATGCGTAGCATTGGTTCAATGATTGGGCAGGGGCTTGCTCAAGGTATGTATTCGGCATTAGGAGCTGTTACGGCAGCAGCTGATGCACTAGTAGCACAAGCAGAGAGAGCAGCAAGGGCTAAAGCCAAAATCCATTCACCATCACGTTTGTTTAGAGATAGCGTTGGTCGTTTCTTACCAATGGGTGTTGCTGTTGGTATCGAGAAGAACACCAAATATGTTGATAAAGCTATGTTTGGCATGTATGACAATATACAGGCGTTTAACTATAAAGCAGAGGATATTATTGGTGTCGGTAAAACCAAGTTGTCTAAGGTCGTACAAGTTAAATCAGATCTTGAAAAAGCGGTCAAAGCAAGCATTGATGTGAAAGACAACAACCAAAAGACCGTATTTGATGAATTGTTAAGGATAGGTGACAAATTAGTTAATAAATCAACTGATATTGTGCTTGAAACTGGAGAATTAGTTGGAGGTACTATCGATGCTTACACTAATGCACAAGCTCACAATACTAGGGTAAAAAATAGAATGAGAGGGATAGTTACATGACAAAAGAAATGACATTCAACGGTGTTGATATGTCACGTTTCTTTAGAATAAAAGATATTATCCGCCCCATTGGAAACAAAAGGAGCGTATCAACAGATAACGCTCCTTTGTTGGGGGTTAATATTCAGCAAGTGAAACGTGGCGGAAAAGAGCATATCATAAAATTTGACATCAAAACCACAAGTGCAATTGAAATGGAAAGATTAAAGCATGAGTTGGCAGGGGTATTAAATGTTTTAGAGCCAGTAAAGATCACTTATGGCGATGAGCCAGACAAATATTATATGGGGTTGCCAGTAGATGAGATTACTCCAGAAAATTTGACAAGATGGTTTCAGCGCTCAGAGTTAAAAATAATAATTCCTGACGGTGTGGCTCATAGCACGACTTTAAAAACATTTGATATTGATACAAATGAAACAAGCGCACCGGATAGGATAGTATTTGATTTAACAAATACAGGAACAGAGCCAGCTTATCCAATTATTAGAATTAAACATAACTCAGAAAATGGATATATTGGAGTTGTAAACAATAGAGCGGCATTTGAGTTGGGAAATCGTGAAGAGGCTGATACTGAAAATTACAGAGGCTCTGAAACATTGATAGATTATAGAGGGGCTAATATTCTAAACGGGTTTCAAAATGGCACTAAAGGAGTAGCTGTAACAAATGATAATAAGGAGCGTCTTGTTGGCACTTTGAGTACAACAAGTATGTGGGGTCGTAATCATATCGAATTATCAAACCGTGGTTCGGTTGAAAAAAATCGAAATAATGCACAAGGCTTGACATGGGCTATTCCAGTGGATAGTAGTGGAGAAGTTGGTTCATTGAATGACTATCTGCTTTGGAGACAAGTTTTTATGGCAGCTGTCGCTAATCAATATGGTTTTATCAAGGTCACTGTATCCGACACTGACGGTAATTTTTTGTATGGCGTAGAGACGTATAAGCGATATCAGACACTAGATTGTGAGTATAGTTTCTTTACAACAGATGGAAAAGGCGGCTATAAATACATCAAATGGTGGTACTTTATCGGTACTGGTGCTCAAGTAGGGAAACTGGATCCGTTTAGCGCGGAAAAGGGCTGGTCAGAGTTAAAAAGAAACGATGATAGAGTTCAAGTGTTTTTTGATGGCTCTCATTATGACTATCTTGTTCCTGAATTAAAAGGGAAAAAATCAGCAAAAATCCATATCACGCTTGGAGCACTCAGAGACTGGCCTCTTGTATCACATATGTATGTTGATGAGTTCATGTATAGAAAAGACTTTGTGACAAAGAGTTTAGACATTCCTAACCGTTATTCTATCGGTTCAAATGTTGTAATCAACAGTGAGGACGATAGTGTGTATATTAACGGGATATCTAAAGTAAGCGAAGTTGTAGACGGTTCACATTGGCCAGTAATTCCTCCAGGAAAATCTCAGCTAGAGTTGTATTTTTCACGTTTTGTCAAGAAAAAACCAACTGTAACAATCGAATTTGAAGAAAGGTGGATCTAAGATGCTTTTGACAATCCATGATGCAAATTTGCAAAAGGTAGCATTTATTGATAACGAAAAACAAGGTACGTTAAATTATTACGATGATACTTGGACAAGAAGTCTTGCAACAGGTTCGTCAACGTTTGAGTTTACGGTATTTAAAAAGGCTGTAAAGTCTGATTTACCTCTTGCTAAAGCCTATCATCATTTGAATGAGCATGCATTTGTCTCCTTTAAATACAAGGGTAAAAGCTTTGTGTTTAATATCATGATTGTTGAAGAAAATGAGCAGACAATCAAATGTTATTGTGAAAATCTCAATCTTGAGTTAATCAATGAGCTTGCGAACCCTTATAAATCTAACAAAGCGATGACTTTCAAAGAGTATTGTGAAGCGATGGATCTTTTAAATTATACTCACCTTTCTATTGGTATCAATGAAATATCAGATTATAAGCGTATTCTGGAATGGGAGGGGCAAGAAACCAAACTAGCCCGTCTATTAAGCCTAGCCAAACGATTTGATGCTGAGATTGAATTTGATACACAGTTAAACGCTGATAGCACTATCAAAAAGTTTAGTGTTAATGTTTATCATGAAAACGATGGCAACCACCAAGGGGTTGGACGTGTAAGAAATGATGTCATTGTTAAATACGGAAAAAACATCCACTCTATTACAAGAAAAGTGGATAAGACTGGTATTTTCAATACAATCAGACCGACTGGTAAAATGCCAACAGTTGAAGAAGAACCGAGCGGGGACAAGGGCTCTAAAAGTGAAACTGTAAAAAATGCAGATGGTTCAACGACGAGAACCACGATCTCTACAGCCTCAGATGGGACAAAGAGCAAAACTATTGTCCACACTAAAGTTACAAAGTTAGCGGACAAGACACGGATCACAACGACTACAACGACTCGTTCTGATGGTTCCATAGAACAAACTGTTACAACCAGCAAAAAAGGCGGAGCATCAACGTCTGAAACAAAAGTCTTGAAAAAACCAAATCCAAAAGAAAAAATAAATACAACTGAAGAAGTTTTGACTATCGAGGGGTTGGATGAATGGGAAGTAAAGAACGAAAAAGGGATAGTCGAATTTTATCAAAGAGGGCAAGCACTGTATGCGCCTATTTCAATGCAACTATATCCATCAACCTTTACTCATTCAACAGGGGAACTTGACCAGTGGACAAGAAAAGATTTTCACTTTGAAACAGATGAGCCAAACGAGTTAAGACGTTTAGGTTATCTCAAATTGAAAAAGTATTGTTACCCAGCTATCACTTATGAAGTTGATGGCTTTGTCGATGCTGATATTGGAGATACTGTTAAAATCCATGATGACGGTTTTGCCCCTCTATTGATGATTCAAGCACGAGTTACTGATCAAAAAATCAGTTTCACGAATCCAGTGAGAAATAAGACAATATTTGACAATTTCAAAGCACTTGAAAACAAACTATCAGCTGATATCCAGTCATCCTTTGAGCGACTTTTTGAAGCTGCTAAACCATATACTATCAAATTGTCAACGGACAATGGTGTTATCTTTAAAAATCAGATCGGCCAAAGTCTAGTAACTCCGACTTTGTACAAAGGGGGAAAACCAGTTGTTGCTGGTGTGACTTGGCGTTGGGCGCTCGATGGAGAAGTAACAACAGGGATGACTTACTTAATTAGAGGCTCCAATGTAACTGATACAGTCACTCTGACAGTTGCAGCTTACATTGGAAATAAAGAGGTTGCTGTTGATGAGATATCGCTTGTTAATGTTGTTGATGGAAAATTTGGTACACCTGGAACTCCAGGGCGAGATGGCCGTACTCCTTATGTCCATACAGCATGGGCTAATAATGCAACAGGAACAGATGGATTTAGTCTTGATAGCTCAATCAATAAACTCTATATTGGTATTTATACAGACTTTGAACCAAACGATAGCACAGACCCTAAAAAATACAAGTGGGCTAAAGTAAAAGGGGACAAGGGAGAAAAAGGTGATAAAGGAGAACCAGGACAACGTGGTTTAGATGGCTTGCAAGGCGCACGAGGTGAACAAGGATTACCTGGTCGCAATGGTGCAGATGGCCGGACTCAATACACTCACATAGCTTACAGCAATAGTGCTGATGGAACTAAGGATTTTTCTGTAAGTGCCTCTGATAGAGCTTATATAGGGATGTATGTTGATTTTAATAGCGCTGATAGCAATACTCCATCTGATTACAATTGGACACTTGTAAAAGGCTCTGATGGTGCAAATGGCGTGGCAGGTAAGGCTGGATCAGATGGTAGGACACCATACTTACACATAGCTTACGCCACATCAAACAACGGCTCACAGGGTTTCTCAACTACTGACAGTACAAATAAAACGTATATTGGAACATACACAGATTACACTCAGGCAGACAGTACAGATTACAGAGCTTATAAGTGGACGTTGATAAAAGGGGCAGATGGTACTGGTATTTCTAATGTCACTAATTACTATTTAGCTACTACAGTCTCAACAGGTATCACAAGAGCAAGTACAGGGTGGACAACTACGCCACAGCCTATCACATCAGACAAGCGTTATTTATGGAATTATCGAGTTGAGCTATACACAAATGGTACAAACAAGACAACAGAGCCTGCTGTTATTGGTGTGCACGGGGAAAAAGGAGAACGTGGGCAGCAAGGGGCTACTGGAGCCAAGGGTGATAAGGGCGATACAGGTTCTAGAGGACTACAAGGTGAGCAAGGACTCCAGGGGGTACAAGGGCCAAAAGGTGACCAAGGTATTCCGGGAATTAGAGGAGCAGACGGAAGAACTCAGTACACTCATATTGCTTATGCAGATAATGCAGTTGGAGGAGGTTTTAGTCAAACTAATACTAATAAGCCCTATATTGGTATGTATGTCGATTTTAATGCTGCAGATAGTACTAATCCAACGGTCTATAAATGGACAAAGTGGAAAGGTGAAGATGGTGCGCAAGGGATACCTGGAGCAAAAGGAGCAGATGGTAGAACACCATATTTTCATAGAGCTTGGGCAAATTCTGTTGATGGTCGTGATGGTTTTAGTACCTCTGATAGTACGAACAAGCGCTACTTAGGGACGCTGACAGATTTCACTGAGGTAGACAGTCAGGATCCTGCACGGTACAAGTGGACAGCTCTTTTTGATAATGTTCAAGTAGGAGCAGAAAATAGGTATAGTTCTACCTCCGCAGTACCTGGTTATTTATCTCAAGGAGGTCGTATAGATAAGCCTCAGGGAGACAATAACGAACGTACGTCAGATTTTATTGACATCCAAGGACTAAGTAACTTAATCATGCAGTTGTGGGTAACCACCCCTGCTAAAGGAATGCCTTGGCATGCTTGGCAATTTTACGATGCTAATAAATCACCTATCGGAACTCGACTTACAGGTAAGGACAGTTATACTGTTCGTGCTCAAAAGTGGCATACAGTCAATAATATTACAGTACCAGCAACTGCTAAATTTATTAGATTATCTGCTAGAACTTACGAAGATGGCAAAATTAAGTTAGAAATAGGCAATGTACCTACCGACTGGTCTCCAGCTGTCGAAGATATCCAGAATGACATTGATTCCAAGGCTAGCCAAGCTCTAACTCAAGAGCAGTTAAACGCTCTAAATGAGAAGTCACAGATTTTAGAAGCTGAAATGAAAGCAAAAGTATCTATGGAGGCCTTTAGTGAATTAGAAAAAGCATATAATGCCTTTGTAAAATTAAATGCCGAAGGTCAAAAAAAATCGGAGTCTGATTTGGTTGAAGCAGGTAGAAGGATTGAGTTGTTGACAACTCAATTTGGAGGATTAGCAGAGCTTAAAACGTTTATTGATACCTATATGAAAAGCACAAACGAGGGCTTGATTATAGGTAAGAATGATGCAAGCTCTACTATCAAAGTATCAAGTGACAGGATCTCCATGTTTTCTGCAGGAAAAGAGGTTATGTACATTTCGCAAGGTGTAATAAATATTGACAATGGTATTTTCACTGCATCAGTTCAAATTGGACGTTTTAGAACAGAACAGTATCATCTTAATAAAGATGTGAATGTCATACGATATATAGGAGGTTAAAAAGAGGGAAATGACTAAATTTATCAATTCTAGCGGTTCACTACACTTGAATATTTACATCGAACAAGTTAGTCAAGATATCGCTAACAATTCCTCAAGAGTTAGTTGGAAAGCTACTGTTGACCGTGATGGAGCTTACCGAACGTATACTTATGGTAATATTAGTAGCTTGTCTGTATGGTTAAATGGGTCAAGTGTGCATAGCAGTCATCCAGATTTTGACACATCCGGGCAAGAGTTTACTTTAGCAAGTGGGGAAGTAACCATCCCACACAGCGGTGACGGAACTAAGACTTTTGCAGTATGGGCATCGTTTGACCCAAACAACGGAGTGCATGGGAATATTACCGTATCGGTAAACTATACACTTTCAAACATCCCTCGATCCAGTAGTATAAGCGACAATGCCCTTTCAGGAAATAGACAGCTCGGAAGTCACCACACTCTCACCATTGACCGCAAATCTAGCTCATTTACCCACCAAGTGTGGTATAGAGTTTTTGGTAGCGAATGGATTGACTTAGGGAAAAATCACGCAACAAGCGTTTCTTTCGTACCTAATACTGACCTTGCTAGATATAATACAAAAGCAAAGTCTGGCACGATGGACATATGTGTCCGAACATATAACGGAACTACTCAAATTGGAAATGATGTTTATTCAAACGGCTGGTATTTTGAAATACCGGAAAGCGTGAAACCTACATTTTCTGGACTTACATTGACTGATATGAATACTGTTGCTGGGCAACTATTGAGCGGAAATAACTTTTTACAGATTATTTCTGATATTCAGGTCAATTTTAACAACCCAGCTGGGGCTTATGGTTCAACTATCACAGGATATCGTGCTGAAATTGTAAACAAGAATCAGGTTACAACTAAAAACGGTGGCAGGCTCGGTATGATGAATTTTAATGGCTCAGCAACAATACGTGCTAGTGTGGTTGATAGTCGAGGCAGGCAATCAGATACAAGGGATATTACAATCAATGTCATTGAGTATTTCGCACCAGCTTTTAGTTTTACAGCCTTTAGAACACGTGAAACGCCTAACATTATTCAGGTTGTCAGAAATGCTAAAATAGCTCCTATCACTTTATCAGGTAGTCAAAAAAATGTCATGACCCTATCATTCAAGGTAACTCAATTAGGTAGTACAAGTTTTACAGCTGATCATGGCAGTGCTTCGGGTATTTGGACAACTCAACACACCTTAAATAATTCAGCCGCTAACATGGCAGGTAATTATGTTGCAACCAAATCATTTGTGGTCATAGGGACTCTATCTGATAAGTTTACAAGTACAGAATTTACAGCAACCGTTGCAACTGAAAGTGTGGTCATGAGCTATGATAAAGATGGGCGCGTGGGTATTGGTAAAGTTGCAGAGCAAGGTGGCGCTGGTTCGTTGGATGTTCTAGGAGATATATATGCTAGAAATAAACCTATACAACAACATCAGATTACGCAATCAGACGGAAAAGTATTAAATGCAACTAGCGATTGGAACAATTACATAAATACTGGTATATACATGGGTTATAATCTATTAAACTCACCATCTGGAGGAAATCCTTGGAAACATATTCAAGTGTTCAAACATAATGATAATTGGGTTGTTCAGGTAGCCTATGATTTTTCAGGGCAGTTTCTTTCTGTCAGAGCAAAAATAAATGGGATTTGGAACAATTGGGCGGAATATGCTAAAAAAAATGAAACTTTATTAAAAGCAGAGAGTACTCCGACTCCTTGGCAAAATGCCGTCTTACAAAACGGATGGAACCATCACATGGATTACGGAGGTGTCCAATTTTCAAAAACATTTGATGGTGTTGTTTGTTTTAAAGGAACATGTAAGGGTGGAAAGATTGCACGTGAGTCAATCATCCTTACTTTACCTGAAAATTTCAGACCGTCCACAACATTATTTAAAACAGCTTTGAATAATGATTACGGTTCGGCCGTTATAGGAATTTATCCAAGTGGAAACGTAGTTGTTAAATCTAATGTGGATTCTACATGGCTTAATTTCGATAATGTATCTTTCAAAATATAACAATCGTAAAAAATCCCTAATTATTAACGGATAATTAATTTATAAAGGAGGAAATGACAATGCTAAAAGTCACTAAAACACGTCAGCTAGTAGCTGAATTTTTCGCACAAGATGGCGACCAACAAAAATTGGTCAAAACTACTGTAGTCAACACAGACAATGAAGCTGTTTCAACAACATCTGAAACGCTACATGATCCGGATCTCTACGCTAAAAATCGTATCAGTATGCGTAAGCATGAGCAAGAGTTACGAGAAATGCGCTATAAGATTGAAGATGCAATTTTGGCAGAGCTGGAAACAGATGAACATAAAGAGTAGGAGGTGTACATGCCAGGATATGAACGATTTCTCGTACAGATTTTCATCACCCTTATCCCTGTGATTGGTCTTTATTTTTCGATGAAAGATCGTGGAACAAAGCAGGAAAATCGCCTAACCATTTTAGAGAAAGACATCGAGAATTTAAATGAATTCAAAAAATCGGCCAATAAACGGCTTGATAACCACGACGAACAGAACAAAGCTATCTTGGTACTTGCCGAACAAGTTAAATCTCTTGGCGAGGATGTGAGAGAGCTTAAAAACTTGATTCAAAACAAACAATAAAAAGGAGAATAAACATGATTAATTGGAAATTGCGTTTGCAAAATAAAGTGACACTAGTAGCTCTTTTAGGAGCAGTATTTTTGATGGCGCAACAATTCGGCCTTGAGATTCCGAGAAATATGCAAGACGGTGTAAACACATTTGTCTATATTCTTGTGCTGCTTGGCGTTGTCAATGACCCGACAACAGCAGGGATTTCTGATAGCAACCGTGCTCTTGATTATCATGAGCCAAGTGAGGACTAAGAA